AGGCTCGTGCAACAGGCCGAACTTACGGGAAGAAGAACCGTAAGAGACACCTAGAAATAAGGTGTCCAGCGCGAAAGCGCAGGTAACAGAACAGCGAGTTCACCTATAGACTAACATGTGTGGCGGGAGGCTGAGGAAACATGAAGATCGTCAAAGTACACATTCGACGAGGGCACAAGGGCGAGAACATGATGGTCTATCCCGCACTCTACGATGCCGAGGAAGTAGACCGGAGTGGCCTTGGCCCTTGCGGTATCAATGGCACAGGAGCTTACTCAGGCGCTATTGGTGCTGGGGGTGCTGAGGAGCACTGTCTCATTTTGGTTGAGGATGAGGTAGCAGATCGCTATGTTACTGATCCTGAAATGGAAGTCATTACTGCTGAAGAAGCAGATGCTCTTATGGAGCAGTGGCGCCTCGACAACGAGGAGTCTGAGGAAGTTGTGACCGATGTCACGCGCATTCAGGCCATTGCCGCTAAACAGGCAGCGGGCATTACACTATCTGCGGAGGATAGGGCGGCGCTCGATCCAACATCCTTAGTACGCGGTATCAATAAACGGTTGAAGAAAATGAGTGTTGTTGTTGCTAAGACGGGTAAGACTTTGACACCACATGTGAAGGAACCCAAATAAGCAGGTAGGCGGATTTCATGAACCGTGTGTGCATCTCGATAGCTACCAAACAGAATGTAAACGCTCAAACAGTCTTGTGGTTGTTGCGGGCTTTTGTGCAACTCGCTCCTGAAGTAGAGGTTCAGATTATTGCTAACTCGATGCCATTGCAACACGCACGCTGCGAGCAAGTTCAGCGCTTTCTAGCCACGAGATGCACACACCTCTTTCTGCTCGACTCAGATTGCGTTCCCCAAGAGCAAACGCTTCAGAAACTACTTGCCTACGATCTCGATATTGTCTCTGCACCACATCCTGCGGTAAAAGGCAAGGAGTTGGGTTTGATGGTGCTGGATCGTAAAGAAGATGGATCGGGTTACGTTCAGCATCATCCCCTAGAAGGCTTACAAGGCCCAGATGTTGTAGTGGGTTGTGCTGGGCTCCTCATCAAGCGTAGTGTTTTTGATGCAGTGAATGATCCTTGGTTTGCGTGCCGCTATAACGAACAGGGTTTTCTTATACGCACAGAGGACTTTGATTTCTGTGATCGCGCTCATGCTGCGGGTTTTGCAGTATGGGCAGATTGTAACTTAGCGCAGAACCATCTGGTGACTTTAGAAATCTAGGCGGTGTAGTGTGCCTGCAAACTTATTTAGCTTAGATTATGGAGCTACTAATAAGACCTGGAGGCACTTAGGGTTTTCAACTACTCTTACAGCTTGCTATACCAATCCTACAGCAAATGCAGCTCAAGGTATCTCGTGGGATGGCGCCAATATTATTGTTGCAGCATCCGCTGCAATAGATAAGCACTTTTTACATCTAGGCTTTTCGGATACTATTTCTGCCAGCTATGCTAGTCCTTATTCCGGGCCACAAGGTATTGCTTGGACAGGGACAAATATTGTTAGTTCTGATGAGGCTATTGATAGACATTATCAGCATAGTGGATTTTCTAGCACTATAACAGCTACTTATACAAGCCCTAGTACAGTAACTAGAGGTATAGCCTGGAATGTTACAGGTGTATTAAGTACAGATTCTGCATCAGATAGATTCTATCAACATATAGGTTTTTCCGCTTCTTTAGAGGCAAGCTATGCTGGTCCAACATCAGAGCCTAGAGGTATAGCATGGGATAAAACAAATGTAATATATTCAGACAATGGCACAGATAAAATCTACAGGCAAGTTGGGTTTTCAGCGACTGTAGAGAGTAGTTTGTCCTCTCCTTCCGATTCTCCTTACGGAGTAGCCTGGGAGGGTCTCTTTTTACAGGAGCAAGCTGTAGCAGGAGCTCTTACTCTTGCAGGGCAACTTGAAAGACTAACACAGAAATTACTGGCAGGGTCCACAGAGCCGACGGGAACACTGTTTCGATATACAATAAAGGTACTAGTAGGAGTCCTTACCCTTACAGGAGATATACTAGCCACCACACGTAAGACACAGATCGGTGTGTGGTCAGCTATTGGAACGCTTATACGGTCAGTGTCTAAACAAGTATTGGGTACTATTACAACTACCGGCAACCTGATTAGAGAGACAGGAAAACCTATTTCAGGAGCAATTACTCCAGCGGGCCTTCTTGTAGCAAGCGCTAATAAGTCTGTAACTGGATCGTGGACAGCTAGTGGAACAGTGTTACGCAAAATACTTTATAACATAACAGGCAATGTAACTTTTGTGGGCATTCAAACAGTAGCAGCAACGGCAGCATCACCAGCAGCTTCTAGGCACGCAACCTTGCGTCAGCGGATACGCAGAGGATAGGGAGGCAGTAATGCCGGTACTTCCAAATAGTGCAAAGGCAGCGCAATCTCAACTTATTGATAATGCTGGTTATGATGCGCTAGGAGAAGTTCAAGCTATCCCTACGGAATATACTCTTCTAGCACGTCTCAAAGCATTAATGGATGGTATTGCTATTACAGAAGTGGCTCCTCCAAGTACAGGGGGCTCTGGTAGGAGCGTAATTGCTTTGACGGGTATCAAGCAGGAGTTGGCTCCAAGTAGCGTTCCTATGGCTTCCGGTGTCACAATTATGGCACCTAGTACCAATTCAGGTGATATTTCTATTTTTCGTAATAGTGCCGATATTTATGGCTACTTGATGCCCCCAGCAGGTGCTCCGCTATTCTATGAACAAGATGACTTGGCCAAGATTCGTATTTCTGGTAATCAAAACGATGTAGTCCACTTCATTTGGAGTTAATTGCATGACATATCAGGATCAAGAACCTAAGAGCTGGGTAACAAGACTAACCTATAAAATTGTTGCTCTTCTTAGACCTACTATGCCTAAGCCTGAAGAGACTACAACTTCTGGAGCGACATCGGTGGCGGTTGGTAAATTGAAGATGGCCTACTTTGATGTGGCTTCAGAGCGAAAACTTGTCTATCGTGATGCAGAGGAAATGGATGCCACAGTCGATGAGGTTTCCGCGGCACTGGATGTTCTAGCGGATAACTCCGTCAATGCAGAGGACGGCACTCAAGGGGCGTTCTGGATTGACTTTCAGAAAGGCACTGCGGCCACTAAGAAATTGATTGAGGATACGCTTACTAGAACCAAATGGCGCGAAAAGGCTTACAGTGTCGCACGAGATACTTTGCTCTATGGAGACACTTTTCTACAGTATGTATTGAGCAAAGACCTGCGTATTGTCCGTCTGATGTATATGCCTCCTGAAACCATGCAGCGCAATGAAGACGATTATGGGCTGCTTAAGGAAGGCATAGAACCTGGAGAAGCAGCGTTTGAGCAGTATGAGCCAGGGACAACTAATCGCATCGCTTGGTGGTATCCTTGGCAGATTGAGCACTTACGCTGGAATCGTAGTGGTTCGCGAAAGTATGGCCGCTCGCTACTCTATACCGCGCGAACGCCTTGGAAGAAGTGGCAGGCAATGGAAGAGGCGTTGGTAATCAACTGGCTTACTCGTGCCTTTGCACGCCTGCTCTTTATTCTCGATGTTACCGGTAAGACACCTAAAGAGTCCGAAGCCTATATCAAAAAGTTTGCTCAGTCCCTGACAACGCGACAGATTTCCTCCGGCACACAGGGCGATGAAACACTGTCAGTGGTTAAGGATATTTATATTGGCCGCACGATGCATGAGATGGGCGGTAAAGCCTATGAGGGCATGACGGATGTAAAAGTGCTGGATACCTCCAATACTGGATTTATGAATCTAACAGCTATAGAGTATTATCAAAATAAGGTTCTCACATCTCTCCGTGTGCCCAAAGCGCATATTGGCCTAGAGCGCGATGTCAATGCCAAAGCGACACTACAACAGCAGGATAGACGCTTCGCCAGGGTATTGAGAAGGATTCAGCAACTCCTAAGTGAAGCGATTGCTCATACGATTGATCTGCAACTGGCACTACAAGGCATTGATCCAGCTAAGATAGCCTATCGCATTATGTGGCCCTCGCCTTCGTGGGAAGATTTGCTTGATGAGAGCGCAGCAGTCAAGAACTTTACAGAGGCGGATACACAATTGCTGGATCGTGGTCTTGTAGATAGACGCTATGTACAATCTCGACATTTACGCATGTCGGACAGTGAGATTGCCAGAGCTGATGCGGAACGGGAAGCTAATATTAAAGCGGCTAAGGAAACAGAGACTCCTGTAGCAAAAACGAGTTCGGATAATCCCATAGATCAAAAGTCTAAGAAAGGAACAAAATAATGCCGTTTACTCCAGGCTCTACGCCAAAGCGCTTGAAAGGCAAAAATATTCCTCAAAAGTATGTAGACCAATTCATCGCAGTCTTCAATAGCGTATTGAAGAAAGATGGTGATGAGGGCTCTGCCTATCGCCAAGCCTATA